TTCATCGGCTTACCAATGGCGATCATGACAGCCAGACCGTTCTTCGGCTTGGGCTCCTTGACTTTGCCGCCCTTCTTGTAGCCCGGGTTTACGGTCATATCATACATTGACTCAAGCAAACTTGGCTTTTTGACACGAGCCCTTTCTGTAGCCGCATTTTGCGCCACGCGCTTTTCACGCTCTGTAAGAACACGCGCTCCACGATCAGCATAACCACGAGTCACAGACGGGGCCGGAGTGCGCTTCTTCGCAGCTTCTTCGAGGGCCTCTGCTCTAGTCAGTTGGCCCTGCAAGAATGAACCCTCGCGCTGTTTCATGATCTGATCAGCAAGAGCGTTAAGGGCTTGGTCGGTAGGTTTTGCGGACGCAGCGGGCGGACCACCGCGAGGCGTAGGCGTAGGCGTAGGCGTAGCACGCGGCGTAGCAGTCGGCGTAGGCGTAGGCGTAGGCGTAGGCGTAGACGTAGCACGCGGCGTCGGAGCAGCCGCGCGAGCCGGAGCACCCTTCGACGTTTCACCCGCCATCTTCGTGTTGTAAGTGTTACCCCGCCAAGTGAAGACGCCATTCGGGCCCTGTTTTTCACGTTCCTTTGCAAACTTCTCGCTGAACGACATCTTCTTCTCAGCGTCTTTGATTTCCCTCTCACGCACGGCGTTCAGGTTGCGCGCTTCTGCACCTCGATCCATAAGGCGTGTTGTATCAAATGAAGGCTTCGAACGCGACATTTCCTCCAAGCTACTCATATCAAGCTCAACCGGCTTAACCTTACCGCCCTTTCTCATGCCGCCCATCTCGGTGGCCAGCTTGCGTGCGGTATCCGACGACGTCTGAACGCCGCCCTTAGCAAAACCCTTAACGCCGCGCCCCTTCATGATGTCAGCCTGAGTGACCTTACCATCACCGGTAAGATCGGGCATCTTACCGCCCTCAGCCATCCTCATCTTACGCATCTCAGCGCCTTCCTTCTCCGACGCGCGGTTGCCTGCGGCAAATCTGGCAGCATCCTCTTTCGAGACCGTCGCCTTCTTAATCATCTCGTTCTGCGCCTTGGCAGCGGCGAGGTCAGCCGGCGTCGGCATCGGCTTCTTCACCGGACCGCCAACCTTATAGGTCGGGATCGGGCGAGCGTTTGCGCGCTGCTGCAGCGCCTTCGCACCGTTCGGCTGGTTCGGCATGGGCTCAGCAAACGCCGGGCCAAAAATCGCGCGAGCCTTGGCCCGCAGATCAGTCATCTTCATTGAAAACCTCCAAGGTTCCGCAGGGCCTCTGACTGCAGCTTCATTGCCGCAATCTTCTCTCTCGACGCGCGATCAGCCGCGTCAGTCTGAGCTTCCATCTGCGCCTTAGCCATTTCGACCTGCGCATCACGCTGGCTGTCAGCTTCCCTCAGCTGCAGCTTCTGCATCTCAACCTGCGCCATCTGATCGACCTCAGGCTGCGGCTTATACATCGGCGCCAGCTGCTGCATAGCCTGCGCAACCATGACCGCCAGCTGGTTCTCAAGCTCCGGAGGCATCGGCATGCCCGGAGGCGGCAGCGGCTGGCCAATGATCTGCTCGACCTGCTGACGCATCTTCAGCGCCAAGTGCTCGTTGATGTGCGCCTGCAGAATCGGATTATCCTGCGCAATCGGCGCGTGTGCCGCGATGTGCGCGTCGTGATCCTGATACGCACCCGCCACCAGCGGCATGCCCACAATCGCGTTCTGATTCTCCGTCAGCGGATCCAACGGACGCGGCTTCTGACGCTCCGGCGCCAGAATCAATTCAATCTTCTCAGGCGCAACGCCCATCTCGACATACATCTGCCGATACGCTTCCCGCAGATTGTGCTGATCCGGCTGCTGCGTCGCAAACCGCAGCAACGCCTCGGCACGCATCATCCGCTGGGCCGACGATGAAATGTTCGGATCCGACACCGGGATCACGTCTATGTTATTCGCGAAATCCTCGCGCATAATCGCCGCCATGCCGCCGCGCACTGGGAACGGATACGGCTCATCCGGCAGATACTTCCCGAACAGATCCGCAATCAGCTTCAGTTCGCGGGTAAACGCCCTGTGGCAGCGCTTCAGCGTCGCCGACTGCAGACGGGTCGCCGCCTCCATCAACGCCACTGTCGTGCCTACAGGCGCGTCCTGACGCCCCTCGCCGACCGCAATCTCCGTCGTGTTCGCCAGATTCCGGGCGGCCTCGTAGGTTTCCTTCAGCAGCGCCAGCGATACCTGTGACGGCTCCTTATACGGCATCGTCATGATCGCGTTCTGGATCGGCAAGCCGCCGGTATCGATCTCGCGGAACTCCGTCGGACCAATCCCGATGTTATTGTCCTCCAGCCGCATGCCCTTCACGCGCAAGCCGCCCGGGAAGTTATTCAGCGTGCCCGCATCAATCAGCTGGCGGCGGATCGACGTCGCCGTCTTCGCCGAATTCCCCAGCAAGTGCGCATAACCCAGACCGTAGAACCCAACGCCCGGCATGAACTTATAGTGCGTGAACGGGTTCTTCCGCTGAAACGTCGGATCCCCCTCGTCGTAGTTCCGATAAACCGACAGAACCTTCCGGGTTCCCTCTTCAATCGTCACGACATACGGCAGCGGGATACCATCCTCGTTCTCATACCCCACGAGGTTCAGATCCGCGTACACTTCGTAGATCCGGTACTCCTCAGTGCCCTCAGCACCCGGCTCCACGCCCTGAACGCCGTCCACTTCCGCCTGAATCGGCGTCTGCGAGCTATCGTCCGCCTGCGGATCACCCAGATCGATGTCCCGATACACGCCCGCCAGCTGCGCCAACCGGAAATTCCGGCGCGTCATCGGCGTTATGTGGCAGAAACGCGGGCTGGTCGCCAAATCCGTCGTGCCATACGACGCGATAAAGTTATCCGGCAGCACGAAACGGCTAACCGGACGCCCCAGAAGCCGATCCTGATACGTCTTCTTAAACGTCGAACCCACCAGCGGCAGCCAGAACAGCATCTGGTCAAATTCTTCGTAGAATTCCGGCGCCAATTCCGTCAGATACAGGTTCATGAACTGCTGCACCCGGGACGCCTGCGCCTCCAGCTGCTCGTTCGCGACCCCAATCACCTGCGTCTTCACCGGGCCAGCCGCCGGCATCAACTCACCAGCGGCCACAGCCTGCCAGCGCACCACAGCCTCAGCCATCAGCGGGTCATAGACGCCGCACGCGCCCTTAAACGGCGTCTGGCGGTCCTCAATCTTCAGACCCATCAGCTTGATGCCCTCAGACATCGTCGCTTCCCAGTCCCCGCGCGACTGCTTGTCTTCCTCGACACCGCTCAGCAACGTCTCGCCGAGCGTGTTCATGTCCATGTCGTCCATGTACAGCGCCAGATTCGCGTCAAACGGCGCATCTTCCAGCCGCTCGACCTCAGGCTCGAAATCAATCTCGACCCCGCCGTCGTCCAGTTCCGTGAACTCCGCGCCGTCAACCATCGCCGGGCCGTCGTCGTCGATCTCAATATCGGCGGCATCCAACGGCAAATCCACATCGACGCCGCCAATCCCCTCGAACGCAGGGCGGAGCGTGTCAGCGAGCGATGTCGGTCTGCGTGCCATAGTCCACCTTACCAATAGAAGCTTACAGGTTCAAGCGGCGTGTCATACACGGGTTCATACGGATCTTCCGTGTTCGCCACCCAGCCACTCTGCTTAATCCGCAAAAACGCCATCGTCATCGTGTCGACCCAGTCCCGCGAATCCGCCGCCGGAAACTGCACGCACTGCTCCATGAAATCCCGCGCCCACGGCCTCAACTGATCCGGCGAATTCTTCATCGTCGGCAGCCATACCCGACCGTTCTCAATCAAATCCGTCACAAGCCGCACACGCGCAATCTTGTCGCCAAACTTATCCGGGTTAAACGGCGTCGCCACAATCCCCGCCCTCCCCAGATCCTGTATCAGCATCTGCCCGTTCGCCTTCGCCTCCACCAGCACCGTGTCCGGCGCCCGCTCCCGCGATGCCTTGATCGGCAGC